GGATTTTCTTCATATTTTAGCCTGTTTTTGTCGCTTCCTTACCTTACTTATGTAATCGGCTAAGACAATTACTCCAGGCTGTCTAGCTGAATCTGGCTTAGTCCATTTAGCATCAATTAACCTTGCTTTACACAAATATCTCAAAGCATCGCAGTTATGTGAAACAATATTATTGGCTAGTACGAATGTACTCGTATCAGGAACATTTAGGCAATAGACTTCTTTTTGGGTTTGGGAATAAGTGATGGATTTAATCTTCTTCGTCTTGCCGCCATTTTGCAATTTTGGTGACAATACTTGCTTTTGTTCCTCATGTTGAGTTTTGTCTGATACTCTGTCTGGCAAAACTGGCATACCAGCGTCACCATAGGCATATTTTTTGCAACTTGCTTTGCATGTTCGGAGTGCCACTCTCGCCCTTGCAAAGACTTGTGCCAATACTTTGCTTTTGGAACTGCATATTTTAGCAGATTCTTGGCCGCTTCTTGTTTTCGCTCTTCTGTCATGTGTTGGCGTAAGTGAACTGCTGCATCCAGTAATTCTAGGTTCTCTATCTGATTGTTGGCTCTGTTGTGGTCTTTGTGGTGTATGTGTTTGCCCTTGGGAATCCTGCCGTGATGGTATTCCCACACTCTTCTGTGCAAGCGAGTAGAGCCTACTGAGTTTTTCGATTGTTTGCTGAAATACTGACCGCACAGGTAGTATTTCTCGCCCAGAAACTCCTGAATCTTCTTTGATATTATTTTCACCTGCATACGTTACGCAACGTATCACATCCTGCAAGGTCAATGAAGCAGTTTCTTTGAACGTACCATCTGCCAACATAAATTTATGATCGGGTGTAGCTTCGACAATGGAGCCATCTTCAAACTCTAAGCGCATGATGGTTGCTTTTTTGTTGGTAATTGAACCAAAAGCTAGATGATATTGGCCGTCGTGGCTTAAAACGTATGTTTTAACACCATTTAGGTCTTTTATAGGGACAACGCCGTATTTAGTAATAACTTTAGTGTCGCCAGTTAAACAGGCATGGTCAGGGCCAGTAGTGTCAGCATCTTCTGGTTTTCTTTTGTCTATAGCTAATGATGGTAAAGTTTCTAGTAAATATGGGCAAGTAGCAAATATGTACAACAAAGGAGGCTTACCGACCAATCTTTGCCTTATCTGCGACCAACCAGATATTCGATCATTGTCAGCAGCCCTAAAACTAGGATGATTATATTTAGCAAACACCGTATTAAATTGGTCATTTATACTAGGTCCACCATCATGACTAAATATTGAAGGGTCTGCTACTGCAACCAAGTTTTCTCCAACTGAGACGCTTGCAATTCTGTCTGCTTGCTGAACGTTGTCAATGCCTTTTCCATGGAGTTCTCGATAGATGACAATTGCTCCTTTTGGGTAAGGTACTTCATGCCCAGAATCATCCACTCCGCTACTAACAGCGCCCCAAACAGCAGCAAAAGGACTCCTATAGCCCCAGTCATAACCCAAATATCGAGGCCAGTGTTGAGGAATATTGAAAGGACTAACAATATGTTTAGAGCTAAACTCAGGAAAGTAACTACCTTCATGGATTTCAAAGTCTCCTTCTAGCCACGCCCTGACCAATTCAGGACTACCGACCATGTGCAATCGATCTATATATTTAGGGTCTTTTGCTAACAATATCTGATTATCATGCACCCTACTAGGTAAATATATGTAATCAAACGTACTGCCATTACCTAATTCTTTTTGTAAAACCTTTTTACCTTTAGGGGCAGGCTTAATAAACATTTCTTTTAGCCAGGAATGCCCCACACCACCTGGATTAAAAGTAAGTATAATCTGTCCTCCACCCCTACCTCGAAGCGCACCAAACAGTTTCCATATACAGCTAGGATCAGCGTAGTTACCCGCCTCCTCGATAGCACAATCTGATAAATTTTGTCCCTGGTACTTCTCAGCATCAGAATCATTAGCTAACGGCCTAAAACGTAACCTACCACCGCCAAGAAAGGTAAATTGTTTCTTTTGATCTTGCCAGTGGGCTTTTAACGGTAGGTATATCTGCTTAGCTCGCTCAATAAGATCATCTGCTTGAGGAAGTTCTTTGCGGAAGAATATAGCATTAAAATCCTTAGCTAACTGTTCTTGCTTTATAGCAAACTTTCCCAACACTCCATCAGTCTTACCACCGCCTCGTGCGCCACCATAGCCAACTAAGGTAATGGGACACGCTATAAGCATTTCTTGTGGACCTGGTTGGGGGGCCCATACAACACGCTCATCAGCTTTATTCTCGTAGTTATCCATTAAGATTGCTTATTACATAGAATTACGCAATTAGAACCTAAAATCAGTTCTACAGGGCATTTAGGGTTTTGACAGTAAAACCCCCATTTACCCTTCTTAATGCTTACATGCCCACAATCAGGACACCTCATCCGAATCGATTGCATTAACATAACCCCATTCTCGCTCATACTCTTCCCTAGATATAGCATCATAAATCATGTGGCATTTTCTAATACAATTATGCCCCCAACATGGCATAACTAACTGTTTTGTATAAGCCATTTTAGCCTCTCGGCAATAAGGACACCTAAAAAACCTCCATATAGGTTTGTTGGGTTTATGCAACATAAGTAAAATAATGAAAATAGGGTCTTGACAAGGGTTTTTGAGAGGTTTACCCTTCCCTAAGAACCCAACCCATTCTTATCCCATTTCCCCCCTATCTTACGTTTCCTATAAATCTAATATATTTATATTCCAGTACGCAGACAGCGTATAAATTATTACATAAAGTTTTGTCTGTGTTGTAGTCCCTATTCTTCATTGTCCTCAGTTAAATACTTAGTTACAAACTCTTCTTTGGTTAGTGGCTTAGCTGAGACTACAGCTCTTATCTCGCCTGTATGCTCTATAATTTGCTGCTCACTCCAACCTAACTTCGTCTTTAACAAATGCAGCAATATAGGAGTATTCCCACTCAACGCCTCAGCTATCGCTACCGATGCTAAACTCTTCTGCATCTCACTTACACCCTGTAGGTAATCCTCCAAATAATACTTATCCAACAAATATCCACTAATCCTACACGCTATAGCCGTATTACCCTTCGTTAAACCCATACGCCCTAAATCCTTAACCTGTCCTGCTATAAACTCATCCCTCGTATGTGCAGGACTGTGTGGCTGCTCCATCCTAGCAGGTAATACCTCTATTTCCGGCTCGGAATTTTTTGGGCTTTCCTCTAACTCTTCGTTCTGTTTTAAATCATCTACCATAACAAAGTTTTAGCTCCTGTTTTGCGATTTATTGTGTGAGTTGAGATATATATGTAACCGGTACTTTTTCTTTTTTCAAAACGGTTTACTTTTTGAAAATCTGAGCTGTGGATTCTAACCACCTGTAATTACTACAGATCTATACTTTACTAGTACCTAAAAACTATTAACCTATCTCTGTAACTATGCGATACTATACAACATTTTCATGAATGTATCTGCATCCATGCCACTGATGTCGTGCAACACGACAATCTCAAGCGGATAATGCAGGACTTTCATCCGCTCTCGATACTGATAGCCTCGTAACGTGACACCATACGCCTTAGCCATCTCCGCCTGTGTAAGCTTTAAGTGCTCCCTAACAGCTCTATACAAGCTCCCCCTCGCATTCCCTATCTGATGCCTATATTTGCCTGCATACTCTTTACTATATCGCTTCAACAACCAGGGTTCTTTAGTTTCAGGATACATACTTTCCTTCCATTCATTGCATGTTCTTGCAACGATATTGCAGTAAGCTCTTATAGTTTGCAAGCTTGATATTTATTACCTAGCAATTCCAATAGCTTAAAAAAAAAGTACACAATTCGCATCTTTTTATGTTTACATAGCATCAAAAAAGTACGATACTAATTATAGTGGTTGAGATTGATCAACCAATAGAAACAAACAAACAGGAGATATATATGAAAGTCATACACAATAATTTCGGGCTGTTTGGCGGCTATCATTTTAGAATCGTGAAAGACAAAAACATCTATAAGATTCAAGAATGCTTTGAAGCGACACAAGACAGATATAAAACAATAGCGAAAATGAGTGAAGAGCTTTACCAGCTCTCTGTTGACAACTATGACTTGAGCAATCCTGCAGAGCTACTACGTTGGTCGAGAGATCTGAATAGTGTTTACGACGATGATTTTGCTAGTGACATTGATAATTGCATTGCAACATCAATGCTCGCTTTCTGGGTAAAATAGAAAACTAAGTAAGCACAGTGCAGGGCTAACGCATAGCCCTGGGCTGTACTCGCTTTCTGGGTACAAACAAACAACAGGAGAAAATATATGAAACTTAAAGACATTCAAGAGAAATATGCGTTTATAGCTACAATACACCGTAGCAATTCAACTTATGGCAATTATGCTGTTCGATTAAAGTTCCCTGTTAATCACATTGAATTTTTTTTCAGATTAAATGAGATGGTGCGATTTCTTGATTCTCATGTACAAGATTTACGAAATGGCAATTGCTTATAATTTTACTAACTGACTAACAACGGAGAATATACATGGAACACATAACGGTAACGGAAGGACAAGAATACCGCATAACCGTTAACGGTTGCACGATATACGAAGGTATAGCTGAAACTGATACGGAAGCAGAGGATAGATTAGACGAAGCTGCTTTGTGGGTAGGTGCAACCAGTACACAGAGGCCGCTAAGATTTAGACTAGAATTGGTATAACTAACTAAGGAGAATACATGAACAACAAATGTGCAATTGATTTAACCGAAAACGCCAAGAACCAAGTCATCAAATGGTGGGAATCAAACTCACGCTTTGAACTAGCGAATACCGATGCGTTGATTGACGAAATACGAATTCATGCCCGTTTTGGCGAGGATGGTTTTACTTATGAAATGAGTGATTTTGAAAGTAAAGACGGAACACCAAAAACTTATGCGTTCGACATTACCGATTATGTATTTGGGGAATGTATTTAATAAAAGTCAGCAACAAATAAAGGAGCGATTATGAATAAACAAGTACGGTACGACCGATGGGTAATAATTGAGACCACTAACGGCATAGTAGCAATACCTCAAGATTGTATAGGTAAACAGTCTACTTTTACCGCATCCGATGTATCGGATTATATTGATGGTGCTTTTATTAGTGCCGAAGTGTTTGACGGATATGGTGCTCGTTTAAGTATGCCAGGCTATCTTGACTGTACCGAATGGACGGTATTTGAAACAGAAGAGCAAGCAATGCACCATCTATCTGAGATGTACGACATGGCTTAACGAGTAATCATTCTACCCCTACGGTGTGGGGGTAGACTTGATCGCTTGTTTAGGGTCTTAAACGGAAAAACAATAAAAGGAGATATATGAATAACTTAGAAACAATCGAAAAACTTATCTTTGGCTTTGCTGGACTTTGTACTGTCGGGTTCTTGTTACTCGCTACTGGTTGTAGCGGCGTAGAAGTAGGCGGTCGCTTGGGCGTTTATAGAGTAGACGAGAGAGAAGAGTCTAGCCGTATGACTCGCCATAACGCCGTACCGCTAAAATGCTACTTTGTTCAGTGTGAGCAAGAAGTTTTAGATTTAAAGTAGCGGAGGGTTAAACTATGAACGTACTACATAAAATTAAAGCAGACTTATTCAGCATTTCAGCTCTAGTGGTGACGATACTTCACATCTTCATGATCGTTGGTGCGGTGACATGTTGGATAGGGATTCAAACACAAGTCTTAGGCAATGATCCTGTAAAGGTAGTGAGCCGGAGATGAAACTAATCTGGATCGCATTATTGGTGGTCGGTTGTAACACAGATAGTGCGATCTATCACATAAAACGATTTTACGGGTTACCCGTGACACATTCAAAGGCTCTAATTGTCTCTGAGGCTCATCGGGTAGCCCGGAAAAACAATCTCTCCCCTAGCTTGCTTTTGGCTCTAGTACAA